CACCAACAACTCCTGTAGAACTGCTCGTTTTACCAACTAACAAGTTACCTGATGAGTCTATGTTTACTACTTGGCTTCCGTTGGTAAAAAACTCCATACGATTATTAGTATGGTCATAAGCAATACGACCTACTGAAGCACTTGTAGTATCACCAAAGAATATATAGTTTGTATTAGTATCGTTAGCAGAAGTTAATCTTATACCACCATTATCAACAAGACCTGCAACATGCAAAGCTTTTTCAGGCGAAGTTGTGCCGATGCCAATGTTTCCTGCAAATATAGCATTTTGAGAAGTATCTAGTGTTAAAGCAGTAGTATTATTAGACCTTAATATAACCTGAGATGCATCAGACTGAAGTTGTAAAGCACCACCTGAATTTCTAAGTATGCTTCCATTGGTAGACATGAAAATATTTCCAGTACTTGTTACTGTTCCTGAAACACCTAAGTTACCTGAAGTATCAACTGTTAAATCAGTGCTTGAATCATTGTTATTAGCTCTAAGTCTAAATAATCCACCCTCTGCTCCCAGCATAGCACCATAAGTTCCTGAGGCACTATCTTTTATATTAATCCATGCAGTAGCATCACCGCTTTCAAAAGTTGCAGTTACATTGGTAGTTCCACTATTAACCACAAGAGCTGTCCCATTCTGACCTGTAAATGCTCCTGTTCTACCAGTAATGGAGCTTGTACTTGTAATAGCTCCTGATGTAATTGTACCAACAACGTGCAAAGCAGTACTTGGAGAAGTTGTCCCCAAGCCCAATCTTTCAACACTTGCATCCCAAAACAAACCTTGAGTTGAACCTGTATCGTCATAGAAGGAAATGTCTCCTGATGCGTGGTCTATTCTTAATCTTTCAACAGGGTTAGCTTTAGAATCATCAATAGTTCTAATTCTTAAATCTCCACCTACTTGTAAAAACTGAGTGTTGTTACCTGTGATATCAGACTCAATCATATTGTATTGAGGAGATAAAGCTGTATGGTCTAAATTATTTCCTGTAACAGCTATACCTGAAGTATTTACTGAAAGATAAGTAGTCTCAGAACCATCAGCACCTATTCTTAAATTAATAGGATTGCCAAAATTGTTATCTATGTTTAACTGTTCATTACTTGCAAATTGAATAGCTGCATCTTGAGTGCCTAACCTATCCCAATAAATACCATTGCCAGATGAACCAACTCTACTTATTTTTAATTGACCTGATGTGTTATCGATATGTAAGTTATCTGCAACTGCTGTCCCTGTTACGTCTATGCCTGTGCTAGTTGTGGCTAGTTTTTCTGCATTGTTGTAGTAAAGTTTTGTGTAAGCATCCTCAACACTAAAAAGATATTTTTTACCATTAGACGATAGTAATTGTAGATTTGCACCTTGTATACGCAAGTCTCCAGTACCGACATCACGAATAATACTATTACTACCACTATGGTAAATCTGTAAATCATTACCGTCACCAAACTGAGCTTTTTCGTTGTCTTCAAAGCTTATACCATTTCCACCGGCTGAACTAACTTGAGAATCTACATAAGCTTTTACAGACTGTTGAGTCGGTACAAGTGTTGCAGAGTTTGAAACCATGTTGTCTTCATCGGCAAATCCTGTTATGGTTATTGTACCGTCTGACAAGCTTCCGAAGTTTGCTGTGCCTGAAAGGTGAAGGTCTTTGAAGCGTGCATCTGACTCACCTAAACTAATTATGGCATCTGTAGCAGCAGTACCACTATGTGGTCTTATTGATGGAGTATCGCCACTGTCAAAGAATATATGTGTATCATCCGAGCCGATGGTTAATCTACCGCCCTGAACACCAATACTTCCAACTGTTGTGCCGTTTTTTCTTAGTGCTAATATTTCGCCATCATCAGTGAGTCTGTTTAAATAAAGTGTAGTTCCACCACTTCTTACAATTGCTGTTGCACTGTTTGGTTTTAAATTAATACCTGTTATTGAGGGACTATTTGATATTACACTACTTGTAGTTCCCACAAGCAAGTTGCCTGATGAGTCTATAACTACTTTAGGGCTTGATAAATTATCATTAGCATTATCAAAAGCAAAATATGTTTGTGATGCAGGTATTCCCAATCTCCAAGCTGCACTTGTTGCACTTTCAAACTTTTGATTTATTAAACCTGCACTTGCAGTAGTTAAATGTAACTTTGCATCTATATTAGTCTCGCCTATACCCAAAGACTCAGTACTAGCATCCCAGAAAAGTTTTGCTGTTGTGCCTGTGTCTTCATAGAAGGAGATGTCTCCTGTATCTGCAATATTAAAAAACCTCTTTCCATCAATATATGTAGCAAAGCCAGATGACGCTTGTACGTTATCAGGGTCTACTTCAAGCCATGTTTGGGCGTTTGCAGTTCTTAGTTTTGTTGAGCCAGACACACCCGTATCTATTAATTGTAGTTGTGCAATACCAGCCTCTACAGTCAAACCATCCATTGTGGCTGTTCCTGTTACGTCTAAACCATCACTTGTAACTGTTCCTGTTACGTTTATTCCTGTGTTTGTTGTGGCTAGTTTTTGTGCGTTGTTGTACCAAAGACTAGCTGAGCCATCAACACTAAATAATGCTAATGTTTCATTATCATGCTTTCTAATCCTTACACCATTATCAGAATTTAATCTTAACTCACCATTACCTGCATCCTGAACATAACTATTACTACCATCATGATAAATCTGTAAATCATTACCAGCTCCAAAGATAGCCTTGTTATTATCACCAAAGTTAATATCAGCACTTGTTGTTAAACCATCAGTAGTTATTACGCCTGTTACGTCTATACCTGTTGAGGTTGTTTGCAGTTTAATTGCATTGTTGTAATATAAACGAGTATAAGAATCGGGTGCAAATTGTGCTGATATTTTTGCTCCATCAGATGATTTTATAAATGTACTACCAGTAGCTTGAATTTGTAAATTACCAATTCCAGCATCTTTTATATAACTTTCACTACCATCATGATAAATCTGTAAATCTTGAGAAGTTCCAAACTGTGCTTTTACATTGTCACTATATGTTACGTTACCTGTCATAGTTCCACCGGCTAGTGGAAGCTTAGTAGCTAATGCAGTTGTTAAAGTTGTATTATAGTTTGCATCATCGTTAATAGCTGCTGCAAGTTCGTTAAGTGTGTCAAGTGTTCCCGGAGCTGCACCTATTAGGTCTGTAATTTCTGTCTGTACGTAAGCTGTAGTCGCTACCTGCGTAGTATTAGTGTTAGCTGATGCAGTAGGAGCTGTTGGTATTCCTGTTAAGCTAGGAGAGCTTAGAGGAGCTTTAGTGTTTAATTGTGTTTGTATGCTTGATGTAACACCGTCAACGTAGTTTAATTCTGTAGTAGTTAATGTAGCCCCATCAAGTATTTCTAACTCTGTTTCGTTAATAGATGCATTACCAATTACAAAGCTTGTACCTGTAATAGTTGTACCTGTAATAGCTCCTGCAGAACTACCACCGATTGTAACACCGTCTATTGTACCACCGTTAATATCTGCAGTATCAGCTACAAGACTATCAATGTTTGCAGTACCATTTATGTAAAGGTCTTTAAACTGTAAAGAACTTGTACCTAAGTCTATGTCGTTATCTGTAACAGGTACTATAGCTCCATCAGCTATGTAAAATTGTTGTGTTGAAGTTCCTGATACATCTATCCAGAATTCTATGTGGTCATTAGTTGTATCTACTAAAATTTTGTTAAGTGGAGCTACTACACCTGCATCACCAATTAATCCTATAACTGGTCCTTCGCCTATAGTACCATCATGTTTATGACCTGTAGTATTATCAAAAGCATCTACTAATCTATTGTATTCGTTATTAAATATTGCAGCAACTATTAAATCTCCATCTGAAAATTCACTTTGTCTAACATAACTTGCCATGTATTATCTCCTACCTGAAGGTATAAAGTCTATGTAAAAACCATTTACTATATATGGTGCTACTTTATTGTTTGTTGAAATTCTAAAAGAGTTACTATGTCCACTTCCCTGTAATGCTACTCTAACCAATGGTTGCTCTCCTGCTCCAAAGACTGAAGAACCAAAGGTAGCTCCACCGAATAAAGAAGGAGCATCTACATTAAATGTATAGTCTTCTGGTTGTGGTAAATCTGTACTATCATAATCATATCTAATTCTTAATGTAGGAGTTACATCCCCTTCTGGAGCTATTGACATTTTAATATAGTGCAAAGTTTTTAAAGTTCCTAAGTCTCCATAATCATAGTCTGGAGTTTGATAAATTGCTTCTATATTATTAGTGTCAAAGTCATTACCTGTATCATGAGTATATACATAACCATTACTATCTCCATGGTAATAAACTTCTACTCCATCTTGATTAAAGTTAGAGTTTACTGTTGTAACTTCTAATCCTTTTGTTTCTGACCACTCAAATCCGTTTGGTCTAAGTGTTCCTATGATTCCTTTTTGTGAAGCATTAGGCTGACCTGTATTAGTATAGAATAATCTGTACTGTGACTTTTCCCTAATAACTAAACTATTAATTGTAAAGTTATCAATGTTTCTTGCTAAACTAACTATTACAGGCTGTATAGCTTTTGAAACTGTTCCTAACTCTACGTCACCAATTCTTGCTGTACCAGCTACTGTTCTTATTCCATCCGGTGCTAAGAACATTAAGTCACCACCAATCTCTTGAATACTGTAGCCACTTAAACAACCTACGTTTTCTGCGACAGGCACGATTGCTATGTTATTAGAATCATTTATATTTATAAGTTTATGAATACTATTCTCACAGAATATAAATAAGTCTTCACGGAAACCTTTAATACCTACTATTTGGTCAGATATTGTTATTGCATTTGTACTTGGAAAAGATGAAAAAGTATTTTTAGAACTATAGTATAAAGTATTTAAGTTATCTTCAACTCCTGCTGCTATCAAATGATGGTCATGAACTGTTACATATTTAACAGCTTTAGTACTTGCTACCGCTAATTCACTAGTAAAAAAAGTTCTAGTGTTTAAATTACCAGTACCCTCCATTCTAAAACTAAAAACAACATTAGCTCCATCAGCTATGTTTAACTCACCATAATCAAATGTAGCACCTTCAAACAATGCAAAAGAACACTGTCCTTGATTAGTTCTAGCTGTTACAGCTTTACCTGTAAAGGTTGTGTGGTTGTCTCCTGAATTAGCAGATAGTTTATTTATCTGTAACCAGTTAGCCCCATCGTTACTAAAGTATATGTCATCACTTACACAAACAACTACACCATCTGCATAAGGAAAAACTCCTAAGATATTTTCAGTTGTCCCTGAAGGTTGTGAAGCTGTGACACCATCAATTTTATATTTTGTATAACCGTTGATACGTCTATAGCCACCTTCTGTAGCTACTTCAAAGTTTTGTAATGTCTTTGCTAATCCCGGAGTTTTAAGTAAGTCAATAGAGTTTACTGACTTTACCAAACCTCCGTTACAGGCAACGGTATAAGGTTGTGAACTTGGCATATTTTAAAAGTAGGTTCTGTCGTCTGTCATATAATTAGGAGCTGGATTCATGAGGTTAGACTTCATGTATTTCATTCCCTTTTTAAAGTCTTCTAAAGCAAATGCTGCTTGTTGTGGACTTTCTTTAAACTGCCATACATAGTATCTTGCTTTAGCAGTTATAATGTTAGCATATTGGTCTGGTAATGCTATCGTGTCACCGTATGCTACAAGCTCTACAGGCTTTGTAAAAGCATAAAAGTGTACGTTATAAACTTTGTCAGGTATTGGACTTAATCCAAACTTCCTGTTGTCTGGAGATTTAATTACGAATTTAGGCTCTCCGTATGCCTGTGTATTTGCATCGTCTGCATTTTCACTATCTCTATAATATCTTTTCCAGTCTGCATGTGAAATAAATTTTAAACCTTTAGAGACGTGAGGAGCTGTTTCTCCACTTACGTTAATTGTTGTAGCGTAGAAATCATCCCAGTCTACAGAAGCATAGTCTGTAGTAATACTAGAACTATCAGCTTTTAGTAAGTACCATCGTTGTCCTGCTACACTAGGGACTGTTACGTTACCATAAAAAGGGTCAGTAGTTCCACTGACTCCTGCTGAGAAAAAAGGTAGTTGTGGTTCTTCATTGGCTATATCAAACAAAGATTTATTAATTGAATCTTTTACAAACTTTTGAATACCTGTAGCAGCTCCAAAGTTTGAAGACGTTAACGGAACTTCATTGAGTTCTCTTAATACTTCGTTAGTTATGTCAAGATATGTTGTAGCCATTATTTAGTACCTTTAGCTTTTAACTTTGCTTTTTTACTTAAATCTTTAAAATGAAAAAGTTTTACACTGGTCTTACCGTGTGTCTTGCCAGAATGTAAATCTCCGTTAGGCATTTTATGAGAACCGCCTTTATGTAATGTACCGTCTCTTTTATAGTGTTTTACGCCTTTCATTTTATTACCTTAAAAATAGTGGAGGAATCCGAAGACTCCTCCGAGTTTTGACAATTAGTCAATTTTGTAGAAAGCTGATACTAAAGCTTCATCTCTAAGAACTTTACATCCATAGACATGTAAGCCTCTAACAATATCACCAAACGATGTTGGGTCTCTCAACACTTCTGTTGAAAGGATAGTGTTAGCAGTAGCAGTAGAACTCATATGACCAGCCAAACATTTACCGGTAGCATTAGTTGTACCTGTAATATTGTTTGATTTATACATATCAAATCCTCTTAGTTTTCCACTTGAAACTAAACCGTTTCTGATTGAACCTTGACCAGCGTTAAAGTCAACAGAAAGAAGTTTAGACCCAGACTGTCCTAATTGCTCGTAGAAGTCAGGACCAGCAACGAACCACCTACCTTCTTCAGGTACGTTCTGTTCGTCTAACAGTCTTGCCATTCTAGCCATTAAGTCTAGAGGGTCTGTTTCACCAGTTTGACCTAAGTCTACAGAACCAGTTCCATCAAATACACCAGCACCTA